GAGAGAAGTCAACCTCGGCACTCTGGTTAATCACAGTCCCGCCAGTAGTGGAAAAGGTGGATGAGGCAGTAGATCGAAAGACAGTCCCGTTGGAAGCTACAAACAAGGACTCAATTGATGGCGCATCAAAATAGTGCATCCCTTGCACTGTTGAGCCTGCCGACAAATTGGCAGACATCTGCTCAATACCAAGGCGGGATTCAAGGTTCCCGCTTGGGCTGATGGTCATGTTGGCAATATCGCTTGCTTGATTGTTTGCGATAAGGTTTGGCGTAATCCCAGAAACTTGCCCGCCCTCAAAACTTTGTGATCCTGCTATGGCAAGCAGGTCATCTAAATTGTCAGAATAATAAGGCACGCTTGAATGCCTCCATTAAGCTGAGAACATTTCTTCTATAGTTAGCTCGCCAAGGCTCTGCGGGGTGATCTGCTTAATTCCACCAACTTGGCTCAACTCATAGTTAGCCATTGCCGCAAGATCAGAGTTTGCTCCCTGCGTAATTGCCTGCGCCTTGGCATACTGCCGTTCACGCTCTAGTGCATCTGCGTGAGTCAAGGCAAGAACCAAGTGATGAACGTGGGGCAAACGAAGTTCATCACCAAGAGCGTCTGTGGATGGAGGAAAGTCAACAATGTAGTTCGTTCTGGTCAGGCATTTCAGCTTCTCAACAACACGCAAAGGAATCGTGCCAGATGTGGCAAGCCTTGGATAAAGGTTGAGTTGTGCAACGCCACTGCTGTTTCGGCCTGTAAAATGGTATGTATCTGGATCGCCAGTGCGGTCATCAGAAAGCAAGCCTGGGTCTTGGCTTACAATCGTTGCCAAGTCAATCGGATCAACCTCGGCATCGTTGTAAGCAACAGAGAGAGGAGTTTCGACATTCGTGCCAAGAGTGATTGTTCGGCTTGTGCCAACCGAATAGGTGGAGTTGGTTACAGTCTCACGCCAAGGTGCAAAGTCCCATACACGGCGGTAAGCCAAGCTTGCAGCCTTCTGCAAGAAAGTAAGCGTGTCCGAGTCGGTCTTGCCAACCTTCTCGCCAGCGTACTGAGCAATTTCAGTTAGGGTCATTTGGCTTCTAGGGCTTCAAGCCTTGCTTCTAAGGAGTCGTTTTTAGCCTTTAATTCTTGGATTGCCTTAGCAAGCACTGGAATAAGATTTTGGTAAGCAACGCTATAATAACCTTCTGTACCGCCCTGCTGAACAACTCCATCAACATAAATCTGTCCATCCAGGGCCGTCAGCAACTCTTGTGCAATAAATCCGCTTTGAACACTTTGATCGCTAGACCAAGTTTCTTTATATTTGTATGTAACTGGATTTAGCTTCTCAACTACATCCAATCCAGATGCAAGTGGCTGGATGTCTTCCTTGATTCGTGAATCGGAACCGTTGACATAAGCACCAGCACCCCACACTCCAGTTCCATTAACTTGAAGATTGTATGCTCCTTGATCGGTTGTGCCTGCGATATAAACCTCTCCGCCACTTGTAACTCGGAGGCGTTCCGTAGTTCCAGTAGCCAGAACAACACTATTTGTTCCAAAGGATGAAATTGATAAATTATTGCTAGACCCACTACCAATGCGAGCCGCTTCTGTTGCAATAAATCCAACATCAGTTCCTTGGTTTTGAAGTCTAATTGCTGATTTTAGATTTGTTGATCCGTTGATATTAAGAGCTTCACCTGGATTTGTCACCCCAATCCCAACATTCCCACTCGAATCAATAGTAACATCATCGGCAACACCCGTTCTTGTTATTCTAAATGAATTGTCTGCATCTACGACGGCCAAATGTCTCGTATGGGAAGATCCATTTGTAAATCTTAGTTGCACATTTGAATCAGAAACATGCAGCTTTGATCCAGGACTCACAGTCCCAATCCCGACGTTGCCACTGTTATCAACAACGGCTAGTGTCGATCCTGCATTAAAATTTAATTTAAGAGTCGTGTCATTTGCAGTATAGCCCAACCTAAACTGATTAGCTCCGTCTGGACGATCAAATTGAATTGCACCGCCAGATCCTACAGTAAGTTTGCTGCTAGGACTCGTAGTTCCCACACCAACATTCCCACTCGCATCCTTATAAATCTGCCCACTGCCGATGTTAATTACGTTGGTTGAGCCTGTGATTGCGCCAAGGAGTGTTGCTGTGCTAGATGTGAAGTTTGAGATAGTTCCGCTAGTGCTGGCTAGGGCGAGGCTGGAAGTGGGTACGGCATCGGCTACCAATGCGTTAAGTTTGGCTGCTGTTACGTCATTGGTTACCCCGTCTGTGAATGAAGTTCCTGCTGTGAAATTTGCCATTGTCTTGTCTCCTAGCTGTTAAAGCGATTTTTAAGTACGTCCCAGGCCATTGAGCATATTAGACCAACAACACCCGCAATAGCCAGAGCCTTCGTCCGAAGATGTTCCAGAGAAGAGATTCTATTTACCACATCTGCGTAGTTTGACAAGCTGGTTTCAACCATTTTATACAGAGATAGTTGCCTCTCCTCCATCCTTGCCAGCCTCTCCCGCAAGTCGCCAATTTGGTCATCAGTGCCCATAATAAGCCTTATTTAGCCTTACCAGCGTCTTCGGCTGCGCTCATGTCGCTGTAGGTTGGTAGGGCGTTGTTATCCTGCTTGCGTGGCGAGCAAGATGACAAAAGAACGCAAATTAAGATTGTGTTAATAAATCGCATATTTCGTGTTTAGATATGCCTCTACTTGCTGGCGTTCGCCTGTTGTCAGGACTCGGTTGTATGTAATAGCTTCAGCTATTTTGCCTTTTAATGTATATCCAAATGCCCCAGAACTACCAATGTATAAATATGTTTGATATGGGGCATTACTGTATACATTTGCATTATCAGAATGCATTAACGCTCCATTAACATAATCTCTCCAATCATTTTGAGTGCTTACTACGGAATAAAGACTCCAACTATTTGTAATAGTTGATGGGGCAGTAAGTGGACCTTTTCTATTTGCTGAAGCAAAACCATCATAAACAGAGCAGTTCCCTCCGTATGGATAATGACTAGATGCACCAGCAGAACCAAAATCTCCAAATATAGGGCCGTTATCGTTTTCGGAATTGCATACATCTTCTACATAAACAACTGCAAACGCTGTTGTTCCAGATGCACCCATTGGGTTTCCGTCAATTGAAAGAGATTGATTATCTCCTACAGCTAAGGAAGAAAGTGAAATTGTTGGTTTGCCATTTAAGTCTGAAGAATTATATGTTGGATCTGCATCTACTGAGCTTGCGTGTCTTCCGTTTCCACTCTGATCTGCCCAAGCTGTTACAAACGAGCCAGAAAGAGTAACCCCAGCATCTGCCTTGAGCCATAGGGATAGGCCAGATATATTGGCTGGTGAAAATGATGCACCACCACCAACCTTGCGGATGTTCTGCACCCCTAGTCCTAGAGATAGTCTTGGCATATAATTAAGCTGCGGTGATGGTGATGGATGAAGACCAGCCAGATGTGGGGATTATTGTTTCATCTGTGGATGAATTATTGTTTGGATTTGTAAATTGAAAATCATCTGTATCGCCTGAAAGACCATAAACTTTTCCAGCCCTCCAAAATGTTTCAGATGTAAGTGGATTGAAAAATGTTGCTGTAAATGTTGTATTTGGTGGAATTAAAATATATCCATATGGTGCAGTTGGATAATCGCCATCTCCATAGCCAGCTTCTTTTAAGTAAACCAAGCCAGTAGCAACAAACATTTTATCGCTGATAATAGATCCAGCGACCCTAGTTATAATTGATGTGACTTTTGTATATGTTCCAGTTGGAACAATGTTATTATTCCCAGATATATTGACTGCATTTGTGGTGGCAACGACGAGAGGTCCTGCTTGTGATCCACCACCAACCTTGCGCGTATTTTGCACGCCCAAGCCTAAAGATAGTCTTGGCATAAAATTACAATGCAATCACCCGCCAAGGGATAGAACCTTTGGCGGTGTGGTTGCTTGAATCATTAACCAGCTTTGTAGGCAATCACTCGGCCAGTTCCAGCCGTGAAGCTGTCAAACTCGCCGTAGATGATGTTTCCAGAACCAATCGTAACGCCAGTCAGAGTCCCGTCATACTTACCACTGATTGCGCTAAACGTGGTGTCTGCAAGCATCTGGATCGCCCAGTAGCCAGGATCAGCCGTTCCTTGCGTCCCTACGGTAAAACCGTATTGAGCTTGGAACTTATCTAATGCGCGTGACATTAGCTATGCAAGGCAATCCGATAGGATGTGCCGTTAAGAGTCACATTCAAGGACGCAGGGGATGTTGCAACGGTATTAACCGTTCCACCGCTGGAGCTTGCCGTAAACTCAATTACGTTAGCAAAGTTAGATCCGTCAATACGAACCGCTTTGTTCTTTGCTTTAATTGGACTGCGTTGAAACTCAGATGCCATATTTTTTTCTCCTTAAAGTCGCACGTTTGATACTATCTGGCGTGAACTTGCTTTTGAATCTACTGCCAAGCTTTTGTTCCTGGCGATAGTACCCCTTCAATAGATTTGTTTGATTGACTCCCAGCGGGTTGTCGAGGGGTTCGCCAACCCCCACT